AATATTGCCTAATTGAGTATCGGTAACATGATCATTATAGGCAATACCTATTATTTTTGTTTTTTCCGGAATTATCCAATATTCCGGTCTTCCTTCATTAACCCACTGCTCTGTGTTATCAGCGGTAGCCTTTCTTGTGCCGTCGCTGTTGATTTCAGACCAGCAATCATAGGAGAAGGACTCTTCTGGAGTTCCTTCTACAATAATGCCGATTACAGGCTTATTATAATTCCTGATTAATTGTCTTGCTCCCAGGTCAGAAAAACAAACTTGACCTTGAATAGACATAAAATCAGAAATCTCAGGGATTCCGTTATTACAAATATGAATATATTGTCCATATTTGTTTGGTAAATCTCCTGAAATTTTATAAAAAACAGGAAAATACTCATCAAAAGAGTTATAGCTCAACTCTTCTGACATAATTCTATTTTTTTTATTGTTCAGCTTATGCCAAGCAGCTGAACAAATATCCAAGCAGCTATCTTCTGATACAGAGTTATCTGTATCATAAAAAAGATTATATTTTTTTCTAAGATAGCTGTTTACTGTCATTTTTTACCTCCTTTTTTGTTTCTGTTAAGTATACATTAACACTAATATAAGAACTAAGTCAACAACTATTTTAAAATAATTTAAAAAAATTTATACCTATTATATAGAGAATTATTTTATAAAAAAAATAAAAATAATTGTTTTTTTTGCTTGACTTAATGCCGTTAATGGTGTTATTGTGTAATTAAGAGATGAGGAAATTAACTTTAACAAGGAGAAATAAAATGAATACAATCAAAGCTAACAAAGTTGAAAAAGAAATTAAAAAAATTAAAACTATCCTTTCATTTTACCCAAATATGAACGATGAAGTTGACAGTGTGATGAAAGCTCTAGGATATGAATATGAGGAGCTTGGCACTGGTCAATCAGCTTATATATGTTCTGGTATCGTTGCTGTGAGAGATATAAAATCAAAAAATTTCTTAAATGGTAAATATCTTGTAACAGGCTGCTCTAATCGTAGATACGGGAAAGGCAATATATATAGAGGATATGTTAAAGAAATTATTGAATAGTTGATTGTGTTGTGGCTTTTTGGGTGATTTATATACCCCCCGCCACAACAAACGAAAAAAAGAACATATCAAGATATCTTGATATAACATATAAAGCAATCCAGATATAACATATCAAGAAACCTTGATATATTTCTGGAATTATAAAGGAGACAACATGGAACAGATATTTGAAGATATTGAACTGATTAATAATTTTGACTTTCCCTGGTATGCTTTTTTTATAGGAGGAAAAATGGAAGATTTCAGTTTAAATTTGGAAGACCTTGATTTTGATATCGATGACGCTTTTGATATAGACGTCGGGGATTTCAAATTAGACGGTTTTGATTTGGAAGAAAAAAACCGTTATATATTACCTCGCATTCATACAAAAGTAAAAAATCATGCGGTCAAATATGACCATGCAGAAGATTTTGTTGAAAAGTTCGGGCAGGCAATTTTAGGCGGTGAGAGAGTCGATACCGTCGTTTCAGGAAATTTTATTTTCGGAGATTTTTTTGAGGCTTTTGCTGTTAAATATGATGTTTTCATAGATGATTTGACCTGTTCAACATTGTCAATTTCCGCAGACAATGTTTGTAGTCTGGAAAATTTAATCAAGGGTGATTATTTAGGGACATTAAATTTAATTGTTTCAGATTATTGGTGGTCGCATAATCGCCAGAACATGCCATATATTTATGAGAAACTTGATATAAATAACTGTTTTCAATTTGCAGTTGCTGGGACGCATACGAAAATAACTCTGATGAGAATAGGCGAGCAAAAAATCGTTGCAAAAGGTTCTGCAAATTTTCGTTCGAGCAGGTGTGTAGAAGAATTCACTATTGAAACAAACCCTGAGCTCTATGATTTTCACATGGATTGGCATCAAGAAATTTTGAAAGATTTTGGAACTATAAAAAAGGCTTTGCGTGCATCAAAGCTTTTTGATAAGATAATTAAAAACACTGAACACAAAAAAACATGGGAGGTTAAAAAATGAGTTCAAGAGTAAATTCTGAGCATTGGGCCAAGGTTCAAAAGGCTAAAAAAAATTCAGCCGAAAAAAGAAATCCCAAAAGAGGCAGTAAAAAATAATATTTTACTTTATTTTTATTAGTTTTATATTTAGTTAATTGGCTAATTTAGGAGATGTGATGCAGGTTGAACAAATAAATATTGAAGAAATTTTACCCTATATAAATAATTCAAAGGTTCATAATAAAAAGCAGATTGATAAAATTGCTGCTTCAATTAAAGAATTCGGTTTTAATAATCCAATTTTAATTGACAATGATAAAACAGTTATTGCAGGCCATGCAAGACTTGAGGCCGCTAACAAGTTAAAACTTAAAAAAGTGCCCTGTATAAAACTTGGTCATTTAACCGAAGCACAGAAAAAAGCGTATATTATTGCCGATAATAGACTCGGTGAGATCGAGAGTGAATGGGATTGGGATATCTTGAAAATAGAGGTTCAGGATATATTAAATGAAGATATAAACATTGACTTGATAGGTTTTGAGCTTGACGATTTTGATTTTGGTGAAGAGCAAGTATTTGAAGGCGATCCTGATGAAATACCCGAAGATGTTGAGCCACGTTGTAAGCTTGGAGATATTTGGCAGCTTGGGGATCATCGGCTTATGTGTGGGGATAGTACAAAAGAAAAAAATATAAAACAACTTCTTTCTGGTAAGATTGGAGATGTTCTGTTTACTGACCCACCTTATGACCTAGAGGATTATTCATGGATAGAACATGTTAAAAATTGTCCAAAAAAGTTTATAATGGCTGCTGATAAGCAGTGTATCTATATTTGTAATAAAATAAACAACTTTAGACATTTTTTTGTTGTGCAAAAAAATCCTCCAACAATGATAAGTAACTCAAGGCCGATGCAGGGCCACACTTTGATAAGTTTTTTTTGCGATGGTAAAGTAGATTTTATAAATACAAAAGATCAGTTTAGCACATTAATAAGTAAAGAGCTTGCAAAAAACGAGAATATTAAATCAAAAGACACAGAGCATAAGCAAGAAAAAAAGGTTGGAATACCTGAAACATTTATAAAGCACTTTACAAAAAAAAGAGATTTAATTGTTGATATATTTTTAGGATCAGGGTCAACATTAATTGCATCTGAAAAAACAAGCCGAGTTTGTTATGGTTTAGAGCTTGATCCAAAATACTGCGACGTAATAATAAAAAGATGGGAAGATTTCACGGGTAAAACTGCGGAGCTTATTGAAAATATTTATGAATAAAAAACGTTAACTATCAATAAATATAATTTTGTTAAAAAGGATCGGAAAACCCTATAACCGGTAAAACTTGTAGGGTTTTTTATTTTGTGATTTCCTTCCAAAATTTTTAACCCTTGCAAAATCAGCATAATTATCTTATCTTTATTACAAATTTGTAATTTATTGGTGAGATATGACAAAAAAACTATCCGAAAAAGACATCATACAGCTAGAAGGGCTTGCAAGCGTCCTGAATATGGAGCAGATTGCTCATTTTTACGGCATGACAAGAAAAACACTATATAGCGTTATGGAAAGACAGCCGGAAGTTGGGATTGCTATGCGAAAAGGAAAGGCAAAGGCTATTGCCGCAATTGGTCAATCCTTAATACAACAGGCAAGGGAAGGAAATACGGCTGCAATGATGTTTTATTTAAAAACACAAGCGGGATGGCGTGAAACAAACCACACTGTTTTAGGATCCGACGGCACACTTCCAGACCAAAGAGAAAAAGTTGAAATTAAAATTATAGCCAAAAAATGAGCAAATATAAAATAGAAGTTCCGCCAAAAATAGCAGAAATTTTTGAAAAGCCTAGGGGATATTATCGTTATAGGGGGGCTTTCGGAGGTAGGGGATCCGGCAAGTCCATGAATTTTGCATTAATGGCGGCTATTTTTGCTTTCAAAGAAGAACTAAGAATTTTATGCACACGTGAAATCCAAGCATCAATTAAAGAATCCTTTCACGCAGAATTAAAAAACGCAATCCGATCCCAGCCTTGGCTTGAAAAAGAATATGAAATAGGAAAAGACTTTTTACGGTGCAAGCGAACCGGAAGCGAGTTTTTATTTAAAGGTCTCCGCCATAACATACAAGCAATAAAATCCACATCCGGAATTGATATTTGTATTATTGAAGAAGCCGAAGACGTCCCCGAAGAAAGCCTTGTGGATTTAGAACCAACAATAAGAAAAGAAAAATCAGAACTTTGGTTTATTTGGAATCCTCGGACAGAAGGCAGCCCGGTTGACCGTCGTTTCAGAAAAGAAAACGACCCTGATGCAAAAATAGTTGAAATGAACTATTATGACAATCCTTTTTTCCCGGAAGTTCTTGAGCGGCAACGGTTAAGAGATATGCGGTTGATGTCTCCCGAGAAATACGCTCACATCTGGGAAGGGAAGTATTTGCAGGGTGGCGAGGCTAACGTTTTTTCAAATAAATGGGAAGTTAAAGATTTTGAGCCTAACTTTAAATTTGACGGGCCTTATTTTGGGCTTGATTTTGGATTTGCACAAGACCCGACGGCCGCTGTAAAATGTTGGATTTATGATAATTGTTTATATATCGAAAAAGAATCAGGCAAAGTAGGTCTTGAGCTTGATTTTACAGCAAATTACATTAAAAAGGATATGCCTGAAATAGAACAACACATAATAAGGGCAGACAATGCAAGGCCTGAATCAATCAGCTTTTTAAGGCGAAACGGACTTCATAAAATAGTTGCGTGCGAAAAGGGCAAGGGCAGTATTGAGGACGGCGTTGAATATATCAAAAGCTTTGATAGGGTTTATATTCATTCAAGGTGCAAGGAAACAATAAACGAGTTTTTAAATTACAGCTATAAAATAGACAGATACACAGGCGATGTCTTGCCGGTTATCATAGACGCTTGGAATCATTATATTGACGCTTTAAGATATGCACTTGAACCTGCAATGAAGCGAAATAAGATTAATTATTCAAAACTTATTTGACAAAAATATTACAAAAATGTAATAATTACAAAAACATAAACAGGGCCTTAATATGAAATTAAATATAATTGACGGTATAAAAGACATTTACAACGACCTGATAAACCAGAGAAATGTTTTAAATAAGAGTATGATGACTCATAACCGAGTCGGATACGAAGAGCTAAGAGCAATTTATAAGTCTGGTCTTGGTTCTAAAATTGTAAGAATAAAAGCCGGTTATGCCTTAAAGGACACAATTCTTTTTGAATCGGAAAAGCAAGAAAGCTTTTATAAAAAATACCTTGAAAAAGAAATTAAAAAGGCTGCCCGATATATGATTGGTTTCGGTCGAGGTATTCTTGTTTTTTATGAAAAGGGCGAGGATTTAGCAAAACCTAGAACAAAGCCTTTTAATCCTGCAAATTTTAGCGTTAAATGTTTTTCAGGCGATATGGTCACAGCTGTTTCACCTGATTTAAATTTGATGTCAGACAGATACAACAAGCCTCTTTTTTATTCTGTACGGGGCGTGCAGTTCCATCATTCCAGAGTGGTTGATTTTTCATATTATGAACCAACAGAGCTTGAATTACCATATTATCAATATGGTGGTATTTCAGAGTTTGAGCTTATTTATGAGCAGCTCGTTAATGATAGTGTGATTGAACGTGCCTGCCCTTCCATGCTAGAAAAAAGCTCAACCCTTTTTTATAAGATAAAAGACTTTAAAATTAATATGCAGGCCGGACAAGATAAAGCCCAAAAAGAATATTTTAAACAGCTTGAAGACAGACGATCGATTTATGGGGCAGGCTTGCTTGATGCAGATGACGACGCCTTTACGGTTAGTCAGGTTTTAACGAACCTTCCTGAAATTGATACAATCGGACTCCGAAGAATTGCAATGGTGACAGGCATTCCGCTTGCACAGTTGATAGGCGAAAATGTAAAAGGCCTTAATAGCACAGGCGAAAACGAGCTAAAAATATTTCAGGACACAATTGAAACAATACAGGCTGATTATTTAGAAAACCCGATAAACCAAGTTTTTTCACTTTTTGAATTTCCAGAAATATCATTTAAAGAAAATCAGGGCGGTACGCCTGAGAGCCGCATTGAATATGAAGCAAAAGCCTTAAACAATGCTTTAATTTTGTGGCAGCTTGGCGAAGATTACAAAGCATATTTAAATGAAAAAGACGTTGTAACACCAGATGATTTTGAAGAGTTTTTTAAATCCGACAATGAAGAAGAAACTGGAATGCTTGAAGAACCGCAACCCCTGACGCTTGAGGAGCTTTTCAATAATGGCGAAAAAACAAGTTAAAGCTGAAAAACAGACAGGTTTTAAGAGCCCTGAACCTCCGAAAGCTGAAATGAACGAACTTGCAAACCTGATGCAATATATGACCGAGCAGATGCAAAAAAGGTTTAATAATCAAGTATTTAAAAAGTTAAATCAAGAAACAGTTGAAAAGTTTTCTGATGCCCAGATTGGTAACTTTGCCAATATTTTTTTAAAACTTGCCGGAGCAGTCAAGCGGAAAATATTAAAACAATTCAGCGATGATAGGCTTGAAAAGCAAGTCAAGTTAATCACTTCAAAAGTTAACAAGCGAAATAAAGAGCTTTTTTATAAGCGAGTTGAAGACAAGACCGGAATTAACCGAAAAAAAATGATGAATTCAGAAGGTTTGACTTTTCGGATTAATGCCTTTGAAATGGAGACGCTACAGTGGGTTAAGAAATTAAGAGACGAGAATCTTGAAGCTTTTACGGCAAATACCTTGCGTTCCATGGCACAGGGCGAAAGTTTAGCCGAGGTGATGGAAAACTTTACCGGCCTTGTAGAAAAAAGAAAAAACTATGCTCAATTTTTAGCCCGAACTCAAATAGCAAATTTTAACAGTCTGACAACAAAGTTAAGGGCTGAAAATATCGGAATAACAAAAGCGGTTTGGGTTACAAGCCGAGATGAAAGAGTCAGGGCTTCACATCAAGCAAGAGACAGAAAAGAATTTGAACTTAAAAAAGGCTTGTATAGTAGTCTTGACGGTAAGTGGTTGCTCCCTGGCACAGATTTTGCATGTCGCTGTGATTACACTTTATTGATTCCAGGCGAGGAAGAAGTTGAGCAAACATAATTGGATTGAATACGGAAACTTTTTAATTGAAATTAAAAAAGTCCCTGACCAGTCGGGGCTTAGGAACGTGATTCAGCATACTTATTATTTAAAGAAGGATAAAAATGGAACTTCTGATAAGTCTGAAAAACAGAGGTAAAATTGTCTATACTCAGTACGACTTTTTAAGTTGGGGAAAAGAAGAGTGCCTTGATAAGTTTGTTGTTGTCAGAGTGCAAACGAATAAAAGCAAATCGGAGTTATTATCCAAAAAAAATATTGAAACAGGTGAAGATAAATATTTTTTCGATTTAGATGATGCTTTTAC